GTAGATAGGGCGATAGAAGAATCACTATATACTGCACAGATAGACCCAAGAGGAAGACAAAGTAGATCAAACGCTTATCTTGAAACCGGCCGCTTATGGAGGCCTGATAATGTACCAGATGAGGATGTCCGCCGGGCCGGCGATGCTCGGGCGGACCTGATATATTTTGAGACTCAAAGTAGAGGAAAACGTATGGGATTGAATGACGATCAGATAAACGATGCGATGACTAACGCCCATACCGAAGTACTTAAGTGGGAGATATCGCGAGTGGGACTTCCGCTAGCAGCGCGCGCGGCAGAACTACCGCGACCAGCAGCCCACGTCGCGGAGGACCTCGCAGCGGCGAGGGGGCGGGGCGCGGATGACATGGCCCGCTACCTAGCAGGACAGGGAGCAGCAGCCCCGGCAGCAGCGGCAGCAGCGGCTGGGGCACCCGCGGTGGCGATGTTTAATGGAGATGCGAATGGATACCCTCGGGACCTTGTAGATCAATGGATACGAGATGGAATCAGAGTGATCGGGGACTCGACAGCGGCGGAGGCCATAAGGACGCACAACCGCAGAGGAGCCGAATTAGCTGCGATTGTTGAGGGTGCAGATGGGGACGCGTTTGGTCGCATTATGGACCGCGTTCTGGCCGTGGCTCGCAATGCCGAGGGGATAGCAGAGCTGCGGGGCGTGTCAAGGCTCAATGCGCGCGCGGTCGGCGATTACGTAGGAGCATCTGCGGAGGCATGGGAGTATGATAGGTGGGAGAGGACAAGGAGACGGAGAGGAGGTGCTCGCAAACGGACTACGAGACGCAAGCGTCGGTCTTCATAAAAAATAGACACGAATACTAATGGCGGCGCCTATGGATGAAGTTGCGGCGGCCGCAACCAGGTCATATCTTTTCCAGGTCCCACTTCAAGAAGCAGATGTACGGGTGTATAGGAGACCCGCAGCTCAGGCGGCAGTTGCACCTCAAAACTGCGTTGCGGTGACGAGCCAGCTTCTTGGACTTATCACCCCCTCTCTCGCCGAAGAACTCTCCGCTGCAGGTGCGCCTCCGATTGGAGAACCTCAAATTCAAGCCCAGATCAACAAACATATTGGCGACGATGCAAAGAAATATTTAGCCGTTGGACAACCGCTCACGTCTGCTGTGATAGACACACTTCGTGCTGACCTGTTCCCTAAATGTGGAACGATCGTTCTATCTCAGTCTTCTAGTGGTAAAGGGCATGCATTTATCGTTATGAGGCCGGGCAAGGAGGTTGCAATACGAATCGTTGATCCGCAACCGCAGCTCTGTTCGGGAACGACGAATGAGGAGATACTTGCTATGATTCGGCATCCGTATCGCGAAGAAGTAAGTCCAGCGGGTGCAGGTGGATCTCAAATTAGGATAATTGTTTTTAGAAGTAACACTGCCCGCAGCGAGAACGATATAGTAAGCGAATATATTGAAGGACCGTTTTCCCACGTGGTTGGAAATCAGATTGGTAGGGGTGCTACTCGCCGCCGGTCTTCTTTACCCAGACGGCGGGCGAAGCGTTCTTCCTCCGCAAAGCGCCGGACGTATAGTCGTCGGCGGCGAGCATAGCGGACTGGAATGGGCGGTTGTCGGTCCACAAAGTTGGGTCGCAAAGTCTGAATGGCGGATGCTCAGATGCCTTGTACCAAAACACTTGATCTTCTAGCTTGTTGGAGGCTACGTTGTTGCAAATGACCAGTCCCTCGTAGTTTTCTGTGCATTGGTCCATGAAGTCACAGAACATTTCAAAGGTAGGAAACATACCTGCGTAATTCTCGTAAATTCTACGACGATTCCCTAGGATATTCTCACGCAGAATGAAGACAAAATCCACGTTGGTACGCAGGTTCGGCGTGATGCCGAGCGGGTACTGCATGGTAATAATGGTCAGCATATCAAGATGCCGACCGTTCATGAAAACAAACCGGGTGGACTCTTCGTTGATCCACTCCTTGGCTGCGTAGAGGCAGTCGTCCAAAATCAGAAAGGCTCGGGGATCAAACGGGGCTCCGGATGTCTTGGATTTCAGAAACCGCTGCTTTGCTGCAAACTGCCGCTTGATAAACGCTTGGACCTTCGCAGGTTCATACTTGTCGTGAATGAGCTTGGAGGGAACAAAGGCTTGAAAGTACTCGTTCACGACCTCTGTGGGCGAGATCACCATTCCGGCAGGGAAGCTGTCTTGAACGTTGAAGAGCAAGTCACGAGCCAAGAACGATTTGCCCGTGTCTTTCTTGCCGATAATGACAATCATAGGACTTTTGCGCGAATCCATTCCGCATCGGTCTTTGATCATGTCCATGTTGAACTTCCTGAGCTGAAAATTCATCTTGTTCTCACCGTCGTTTATTTTTTGACATTCATCACCGAGACACTTCATAATGGGAAAGGACTTGAGAACGACGTCCGTGAACATGAAGATCCACCGTCTACCGAGACTGGACGGAACGCACTGGTCTATGAAGACAATGCAGCCCTTTTTCCCCTGCCTTGAAAAGCTCTTCAAGACGGAGAATGTAGCTGGACTGCATGACTATGGAGTCAAGCTGGACCAGCCGATTGATTCAGTTGTCGACGCAACTCACGTCAAGGTTGGAGGTAAGACCATTCCTGTTCACCGCAAGACGACGATGATTCTGTCGCCCTTCAAGACGATGCGCGGTGACTACGGATCGTTTGGTGTTCCGAAGCGCGCCAATGTGGCGGATGATATGCACGCAACCATGCAAAGCCCTCACACGGCCGCCTATGTTGGAGCCATTGCATCCATCGCTCTGTCTGAGTCCGAATGTCTTCACTTTCCGACTGTCTATGGCGTATACGTGGGCGTGGCTGGCTCTCACACCGTTGACATCTCGGACGACTACGAAGAGCTCACTGAGAAGAGCTGGTTTGCAGATCGTATCGGCAAGACGTTTGAACTGAAGCTTCGGACGGCGGGCCACGAAGCAGAGTTCAGTCATACGCGTCGGGCCCGTATTGCACTCGATACAGCCGAAGAGATTGATTTGGGAGACGTTGACGATGTAGACGCTGACCATGTGAGCGCACCGGACGAGCAAGATGTAGAGGCCTACGACATTGCGTCCTCTGAGCCTCCAGAGATGGACGAGGAGGAGACAGACGACGATGACGTCTACGACATTGAATCCTGCGACTGCTCGGAAGGAACAAACGAGGACGAGGGCGAAGACGAGGAACCTGAACCGTTTGCTTGGGCAACGTTCACGGATGTGCCGGTGGTGACAACAGTCATGGAAGTTTGCGAGGGAACGTTTTACAACCTTATCAAGGAGCACCCCGAACCCGAAAAGCATGCCGCGTGGGTGTCACAGGTTGTCTTTGCTCTTGCCTATGCTCAGAGGACGTATGGCTTCACACACAACGACCTCCACGGCAACAATATCATGTACGTCAAGACAGATCGGACGCACTGTGTATACATTCACGCTGGAGTCACGTACAATGTTCCGACCTTTGGATACCTGATGAAGATCATTGACTTTGATCGGGCAATTATCAACCTGCGTCTGACTGGACTGAAGGAGCCCAAGATGTTCATGAGCAGCCAGTTTCAAGAGGATGAGGAAGCGGGCGGGCAGTACAACATGGAGCCCTTTTACAACAACAAACACGCGCACATTTCTGCGTCGTCGTCGTTTGACTTGGTTCGCTTTGCTACGTCAGTCTTCTGGGATATGTTTCCCAAGGGACCGAAGCATGAATACACACACCCGTTGTTTAGCATCTTTTTGCAGTGGATGAAACAGACGGATGGGTCATCGGTGATGTTTCGTAAGAAGATGGACAATCATGATCGCTACCATGGATTTGATCTGTACAAGGCGATTGTGAGGTACTGCGGGGATTCAGCGGTGCCTAAGAAAGAGATTGGCCGCATGACGCAGTATCGCGTAACCCTTTCGGCATCTCAGCTACGAGATGCACTGGTGATTGACGCATAGCGTCCTCTAGAATCTTTAGGTCTTTTTTGGCTTCTGCCCACTGACCATACGCATAGTCAATCGTCTTTGTAGGACCGTTAGGATAGTAGAGTGTGATACGCGAGTTAGATAAATGGTCAACACCATACCAAACTTGCTGTAAACCCGCAAGTTCAACCAGTCTCCCTGCAACACGAACTGTACGCAACATACTATATATATATGCTTGTCTTAAAACTCCGGCTTCCCGACAAACATATCCTGAGCAGCCGTGGCCACCGTCTCGGCAGCATCAACGACTGTCTCTGTTCCCAGAGAATACACCACGCCCGATGCTAGGACACCGGATCCAACGGCGATCTTCCCTAAGTCCGTGTAATCAACGGGCTGCGTCTTTGCACGGCGATCAAGCACATACAACAGAGCAGCTACGATCATGACCGAACCAACAACCATAGCGAGCATTTGATAGTCCGGCATTTGCTTTTCCTTGTGGATTGGTTTAGAGGTAGTTAGACGCGGCGCCGCACTTAGAGGTTCAGGTTGACAACCCCCGTAGGCTTGGCGGCCGGCTCTTCATCCTCCGACAACTCAAGGGCCACGTCCTCTCCCAACTCAATACGGGGGCGCTCCTCGTCCTCGTCGTCTTCATTGTCAGTCTCAAACTCAACTGTCTCGGACTCACCAAATGTCAATGTGGGCTTGGCCGGTGCCTCAGCCGGAGCAGGGGTCGGGGTCGGGGCCGGAGCGGGGGCCGCAGCTGCCGCCGCAGCCGGAGCGGGTGTCGCAGACCGACTCTGAAAGTATGCCTTGCTGATCTCCTTCCAGGGAATAAAGCTATCAATCACCTCGTCCAGTGCTCCACCAAGCATGGTCTCAATGTCACGACGGTTGCGCGACTGCTGCTCGGAGGATACTTCAAGCGTCTTGAAGAGATACGCGTTGGACCAGCTCTTGCGGGCGGCTGACTTGTACAGCGTAAAAATAAAGTTGGAGAGAGACGGGCGTTCAAAGTTGACATTGATGTGCGTATCCTCAGACTGCTGCAGAGTGGCAAACGCGCGAATATAGCTGACAAACACACCCAGCAGAAGATCGTCCATATATTCGCACTTGGACACCTTCTCAATGCGAGAGACCTCAGTTGCCAGCACCTCCTCTGACCACATGGGAACGCGAGTAAGAAGGTTCTGAAACGTCTTCAGCGTCTCGCTCGGCTGCTTGTTGCGAATACAGGCGGTCTTGGCATTGTCGTAGATGCTCCACAGACCATCCGCAACGTGAGGAATGAGAACGCGGCTCAGGTTCTCGCGGAGAGACTGCTTGACGAAGTCGGTGGTCATTTACTTAGACAGAGCGAAGAGAGGAATGTCAATACGGACGCAGAATGCCGAAGATTGTCTTGATCTTGATGGTCAAGAATGAAGAGAAGATCCTTAAGCGATGTATGGAAGCCGTTGAAGGGGTGGTGGATGCGTATGTGATCACCGACACTGGATCGACGGACATGACGACCGACATTGCTCTGGATTTCTTGATGACCCATGAGGGCTGTGTTGAGATAAATACATGGAAGAATTTTGGTCATAATCGTACCTTGAGCTTCCAGAATGCGCTCGGGTATTGCAAGTCCAAGGGATGGGACTTGACAGATACGTATGGGCTTCTGCTGGATGCCGATATGGTGTTTGTGCCCGGAACGTTGCGACAGCAGGCACTCGGTAAACTAGGATACACATTTGTGCAGTGTGCCGGCGACCTTGAGTATCCAAACACTCGTCTGATCCGAATGGACTATCCCTGGGTCTGCAAGGGTGTGACGCACGAATACTGGGATGGAGAGTGCACGGCCATTCCCAAGACTGTGTGTTATATTGATGATCAGAACGACGGCGGATGCAAGGCGGATAAGTTTACCCGAGACCTTGCATTGCTAGAAAAGGGACTGGAGGACGACCCTACCAACGTCCGGTATATGTTCTACATTGCTCAGACCTATCACTCTATGGGGAATTGGACCAAGGCAATTGAGTGGTACCAGCGTCGTATCACTGCGGGTGGCTGGTACGAAGAAGTGTGGTACTCGCACTACATGATCGCAAAGACGTATGAGATCCTCAAGGACCCCGTTCAGTTTGAGGCTTGGGTTCAAAAGGCGTATGCATTCTATCCGGGTCGGGCGGAGGCACTCTATTGCTTAGCAAAGTACTTTCGTATCAAGGGCGAGCACTACCGAGCAATGCACTACATTTCCATGGGCAAGAAAATCCCGCTTCCTGCGGATTCACTTTTCATTGAAAAGGATGTCTACCGAGGGCTGTTTGACTATGAGGAAACGATCTGCCGGTTCTATACACTCTACACCAAGCGAGAGGCTCTCCGCGACTCTATGAGGTATCTGATGACCGACAAGCCGTTCCCCGACAATGTCTACGACAATCTGAAGTTTTACATTGAGGTGCTGCAA